CTTACTAATATAACAAATGATATTGATAAGGATTACAACTATACAAGAGGTCAATTATATTCATTAATTGAGAAAGGACAAGAAGCAATTAACGGTATTATGGAACTTGCAGGTGAAAGTGCAAGTCCTAGAGCATATGAAGTCGCTGGTCAATTAATAAAGAGTGTTGCAGATACGACAGATAAGTTAGCTGATCTACAGAAGAAAGTTAAGGAATTGGATGAAGATTCGCCCAAATCACCCAGTACAGTAACTAATAATGCAGTATTTGTTGGTAGTACAACTGAATTGCAGAAAATGCTAAAGAAAGGAATTCTAAATAATAATAGTAAAGAATAATACACGTCTCAGTAATGGCTCCTTTTAAAAGTAAAGAATTGAAGTCGGATTGGAGATCTGATTTTTTAACAGAAGAAACTGATTGTGACTGCGAAGGATGTGGTCAAGATCCATGTATTAAATGTGGTGAAAGTCATCATAGTATTAATGAAAGAATGGCTGTTGGTGGTACACCAGCAAGAGAGAGATTAGGACAAATAACAAGAGATGCTGTATCAAAGAATAAAGTAGGAGGTCTTGTAGATAGGGTATTACAATCTACAAATAAAACCTATAAGAAAGCTAGGGATGCTGATAAAGCGATCTCTGCTAATGCCAAAAATCAAAATTGGAAACATAGTAAAAGATCTGGTGGTGCAGTAGAAACTGATGCTATTGAAACTAGTGGAAAGGATAGGGGTAAAATTACAAGAGTTAAAATTGCTAATGCTAAAAAGTCACCAGCAAAGAAGACAACCTCATACGCAATGTCATCTGAATCCCATGATGCTTATGAGGAAGTTCAAGGTGGTGTAAGTGTAGAGACTTATACTAAAGATACCAAGTTTACTGAAATAGAGACTGTAGATATAATTAAAACAGAACCACTTAAATCAACATCAATTACTGAAGAAGTATTAGTTGAAGATTTCATGACAAATTTATATAATGAAGGTTATTCTGTAGACGAGATAAATGAATACTTATTAGAAGAATATGAAATAGAAGAAGAGTATCTTGAAGAGGTTTGGGGTATTCTTGCAAAGGGTGCTTTGAAGGGTGCAAAACTCCTTTCTAAAGGTGCTGGATATGCAGCAAAACGTACTGTGAAAGACAGTGGTAAAGTTGCTAAATTTGTTAAGAATCCAAAGAATTGGTCACGTGCTAATAAAGATACACAAAAAGTTATTGATACTGTAGCAAAGGGTGCAAAAGATACTAAAGAATTAGCTGCACGTACATATGCTGCTGGTCAGAAAACTAGAAAGATTGTAGATGCAGGTAGTAAAAATTTACTCGGTCCAGCAAAATCATTCAAGAAACTTACTTCAGACTTTAAGAAATCTCAACAAGCAGCAACCAGAGCTATTAACATTGAAAAAATACGTGCTACAAAAGATGTTACTCCAGTAATATCTAAAGTGAAAGCACCTACTAATATTGGTAAAGTAGAATTACCAAAAATAAATTGGAAAGCAACTACACCAAAAGGTGGAACTGCAACTGCAACTCAAAAAGCTACAACTTCTGTTAAACAGATAACAAGTAGTCAACCTAATAAAGGTCTTAATGCAAAATTCTCTAAAGAGAAGATAAGACATAGAGGAATGCAAGAACTTGATAGGACTCAAAAAGCAAATAAATCAGATATAGTCAAAAAAGAGTTGGAGCGTAAAATTAGTAGAGCATATGATAAAAATCTAGAAAAAACTGGTGATAAGATTATTAAGGATATAAAGGCAACACCAATTCCTAAAAATAAGGCAATCGTAAAATCTCCATCAGGATCATTAGCAAAATCAACTGATAAGGGAAGTGCTTTAACTAAAGTAACTAATAAGGGAAGTTCTTTAACTAAAACAGCACCTGATAAAGGCAGTACTTTAACTAAAGTATCTGATAAAGGTAGTACTTTAACTAAAACTCAAAGTACAGCATTAAGCAAAACTGATGATAAGGGAAGTGCTTTGGCAAAAAGAAAAGATAATGTAAAAAGAGCAGTTGCTGCAACTTCTTTTGCCACAGGTAGTTTAGGAGGAGTTGAAGTTTCTAAAAAGTTAGGTTTGATTAATAAGAAAGAAAAGAATGAATCCTTTTCTGATTGGAGAAGCGAAATCAATCTCTAATAAATACTCAATAAAGGTTTAAAAAGTCATGTTAATTAAAGTCTTAGCCGCTGAGACAAATTTGGGTTCTGCCACGAACGTTGGTTCTGCTACGGTGGTTAGACTTCTGAATAACCAAAACTCGGCTGCTGCAGTTACAAGAAAGGATTCTGGTGGTACTACTATTGGTAGTTTTACCCTAGCAGGTAATGAGGTTGCTTATGTGGAGAAAGTTGCATCAGATACATTAGAAGGTGGTTCAAATATAAAAGCAGCAAAAGTCGCTTACGGAAATTAAAAATTTCTTTTTATTATGAGTCAACACGAAGTCTATCTAGGTAATCCCAACCTAAAGAAGGCGAACACGCCTATAGAATTTACAGAAGATCAAATTGTTGAATTCCTCAAATGTAAGGAGGATCCAGTTTACTTTGCAAGAAATCATATAAAAATCGTTTCTCTTGATGAAGGATTAGTTCCTTTTGACATGTATGATTTCCAAGAGAAATTAATTAGAAATTTCCATGAGGCAAGATTTAACATCTGTAAGATGCCTCGTCAGACTGGTAAATCTACAACTTGTGTATCATACTTATTACATTACGCTGTTTTTAATGACAATGTCAATGTTGCTATTTTGGCAAACAAAGCATCCACTGCTAGAGATTTACTTGGCAGATTGCAACTTGCATATGAAAATTTGCCTAGATGGATGCAACAAGGTATAATATCTTGGAACAAAGGATCACTTGAATTAGAAAATGGATCAAAAATATCGGCAAACTCTACTTCTTCATCTGCTGTCCGAGGTGGATCCTATAATGTCATCTTTCTTGACGAGTTCGCCTTCATACCGAATCACATTGCTGATGACTTCTTTGCCTCTGTTTATCCTACTATCTCGTCTGGACAAAGTACTAAAGTAATTATTGTTTCTACCCCAAGAGGTATGAATCATTTTTATCGTATGTGGCACGATAGTGAACGTAATAAGAATGAATATGTACCAACAGAAGTTCATTGGTCAGAGGTACCTGGTAGAGATGCAGTCTGGAAAGAACAAACTATTGCTAACACATCAGAACAACAGTTTAAGGTTGAGTTTGAATGTGAGTTTCTAGGATCTGTTAATACATTAATTAATGCTTCAAAACTTAAAACTTTAGTCTATGATGATCCATTAGAAAGAAATGCTGGATTAGATGTTTATCAAGCACCAATAAAAGATCGTAATTACTTAATGACAGTTGATGTTGCTCGTGGGTTAGGTAATGATTATTCTGCATTTATAGTATTTGATATTACAGAGTTTCCATATAAGGTTGTAGCAAAGTATAGAAATAATGAAATCAAACCTATGCTATTCCCTAGCATAATTCATAATGTAGCAACTGGTTATAATAAAGCATTCTTATTAGTAGAAGTAAATGATATTGGTGATCAAGTTGCAGGTATTTTAAATTATGATTTGGAATATGATAATCTTTTGATGTGTTCTATGAGAGGACGTAATGGACAGATTGTTGGATCTGGATTTAGTGGGAAGAAATCACAATTAGGTGTCAGAACAACTGCTGCTGTTAAAAAACTTGGATGCTCTAATCTTAAAACTCTATTAGAAGATGATAAAATATTAGTTAATGATTACGATATTATTTCAGAACTAACAACTTTTGCACAAAAACATAATTCATTTGAGGCAGAAGAAGGGTGTAATGATGATCTTGCAATGTGTTTAGTGTTATTTGCTTGGTTAGTTGCACAGGACTATTTTAAAGAAATGACGGACAATGATGTTCGTAAAAGAATTTATGAAGAACAAAGAAATCAAATAGAACAAGATATGGCACCATTTGGATTTATTTCAGATGGATTTGATCAAGATAGTTTTGTAGATAAAGATGGTGATAGATGGCATACTGACGAGTATGGTGATAGATCTTATATGTGGGATTATATGTAAATGTCTATTTGGAATCCTAAAAATAATCGTCCACCTTTAAATAAAGATGGAACTCCTTGTCTTAAAGGTAGGATTATTAATTTAATTCAAGTAGTAGTTGTTGTTCAGTTATTAATAGTAGCAGCAACGATACATGGATGTCTTATGCCTGGTAGAACATGTGATTCTGAAACTAAACAACATGTCGCAAATATGATGACTGTTATAACTACTTCTACATTTGCATTATACGCTGCTGAAAAATGAGTCACCCTAACGGTTATACCAAAGAAATGATCAGGGATCTACTAGGTACTTCTTGTCCACAGCACGTATCTGAGTCTGGTTGTGAAGAGAGAAAGAGAAAGGGTAGAGAGATGAGGGAAGGTAAGAGACCATATCCAAAGTATCCAACAGCAGAGTCTAGATCTAAACTACCTAACTTTGATGAGAATGGAAAATATATTTACCCAGAAGGTTCAGGGTTTAGTTATATGCAATACTTGAAGGATCATCCTGACTCAACAGAAGCAGGAACTTATGGTAGTAAAGTATCTTAATGGAATTTGATGAACAACTTGAATTAGATCATTTATTTTTAAAAGAAAGAAAATGTAGGTCTTGTGGCAAGATTAAAGATCTTATAACTGATTTTTATCTTACTAGAAAGAATAGAAGGAATCCATCAGCATATTCTTATGAATGTAAGACATGTACAATAAGAAGAGTAGTTAATAATAGAAAACCCAAAAATAGGCATATTGATTGGCAATATCCAGATTGGTGATGTTCACGCACCATTTCCCCAGTGAAAACATACTAAACAATAAATAATTTCAGTAATATCCTGAGACTCGGAGAGTAATAAGATGCCTCTAAATTTAGCATCTCCTGGAATTGTCGTAAGAGAAGTTGATCTAACGATTGGAAGAGTTGATCCTACAAGTGGATCTATCGGAGCGTTAGTAGCACCTTTTGAAAAAGGTCCTGTTGATGAACCACAACTCATAGAAAGTGAGGAGGATCTTCTTCAGACTTTTGGACAACCTTATTCAGTAGATAAACATTATGAGCACTGGTTAGTAGCGTCATCGTATCTAGCATATGGTGGAACATTGCAAGTTGTTCGTGCTGATGACCATAACACACTAACTGGTGTTGGACTAACAAACGCCTTTGTTGGTACTGCTTCAAGCATTAGAATTAAGAGTGGTACTCACTATAACCAATTGGGTTATGATGAGAATACCATAGCAGGTGTAACGGTTGTAGCAAAAAACCCAGGAACATGGGCAAACGGAATTAAAGTTGCTATTATAGATGGCAAGGCAGATCAGACTTTGACAGTAAACGCTGCTAGTGTTACTGTTGGTACTGCTGTAACTGAAGCAATTTCCAAAACAGTTGGTACTTCAGAAGGAACAGCAACCATAGATGGTTATTTAAAAGGTGTTGTAACTGGAAGTACTTCCACAACTGTGGATGTTAAGGTTATTTCACACGTTTCTGCTGCAGGTACTGAAACTAATGTAGATTACCAGCAAAATGGTGTATATACATTCAGTGCAACTGGAACTGTTGGTCTTACAACAGCAGGACAGGCAGTAACAGCAACTGGACAGTCAGCAACAGTAACCGCACAGAAAGACTGGTTTGAACAACAGGACATTACTTTAAGTGTAGGAAAACTTGAGTGGGATCAATTAGCAGATGCCCCAGGTACTTCAGCATATGCTGCTGCCAGAGGTGGTAGAAATGATGAAGTTCACGTTGTTGTTATTGACGACAAAGGAACTGTAACAGGTAATGCTGGTACAATTCTAGAAAAACATTTATCACTCTCTAAAGCAAAAGATGCAGAGTATTCAGTTGGATCCACTTCTTATTGGAGAAAATATCTAGCAACTAACTCCAAGTACATTTACGGTGGTAGTGCTCCTGCTGGAATTACAACTACAGGATATAGTACATCTTCTACAAACACTCTCGATGCAGATAGTGGTTGGGATCAAGATGCTGATTCTGTAAACTTCGGTGCTTCTGGTGTAGTTACTGGAACGCTTGAGAAAGGTGCAAACTATGGTTCTAAAACAGACCTTACTACAACTGGAGCATTAAGTTCTGGTTTAGATGATATTATTTCAGGTTATACTCTATTTGAAAATACAGAGGAAACTGAAGTTGATTTCATCTTGATGGGATCTGCAAACTATGCTAAAGAAACTGCTCAAGCATTAGCAGAAAAAGTAATTGCTGTTGCAGAAGCAAGAAAGGATGCAGTTGCATTCGTTTCACCTTACAGACAAGCATTCTTGAATGATAGTTCTGCTGGATCTGTAACTGTTAGTAACATAGACACAATGACATCTAATGTTGTTGGATTCTATGCACCAATTACATCAACAACTTACGGTGTATTTGATAGCGGTTACAAGTACATGTATGATCGCTTCAACAATGTATTCAGATATATCCCATTAAATGGTGATATTGCTGGAACTTGTGCAAGAACTGATATTGAACAGTTCCCTTGGTTCTCACCAGCAGGAACTTCAAGAGGTTCAATCCTCAATTCAGTAAAACTTATTTACAATCCTGGCAAGAAACAGAGAGACATTCTATACTCAAATAGAATTAACCCTGTTATTCTTTCACCTGGGGCTGGAATCATCCTATTCGGTGATAAGACAGGATTCGGTAAATCATCAGCATTTGATCGTATTAACGTTCGCAGATTGTTCATCTATCTCGAAGATGCCATTTCTGCTGCTGCTAAAGATCAACTCTTTGAGTTCAACGATGAACTTACAAGGACAAACTTTGTAAATATCATTGAACCATTCCTCCGTGATGTTCAATCTAAGAGAGGAATCTTCGACTTCGTTGTTGTTTGTGACGAAACAAATAACACAGCAGCAGTTATTGACAACAA